CTAAAAGCCCATGTGTCGGGATATGTGTTCTAGACAAAGAGCGCGTAAGATGTATTGGCTGCGGTCGAACCATCGAGGAGATTATTAACTGTGGGAAAAAATCAAACGACTGAACAGCCGCCCCAAAAATATTATAAACATTGCCCCCGTTGCGGAAATAAATTACGAACAATTGTTGTACATGGACATGAACAATGTTTAGAATGTGATCAAGTAATTTATGATTGTTGCCAAGGGGAAGTATGCGACAGCAAAAATTCACAGCAGTAGCCACTGGAGATATCGGAGAGCATATATGTGCGCTTCGATTGCTAAAGATGCACATCCCGTGCAGCATAATCAATCTTGGCACAAGCGATATAGTTGCTGAGTATGAAGGGCGCATGTGGCGCATACAAGTAAAGTCTAGCATTCTAAAGAGCCGAGGCTCTGATCGCCCTGATTATGGGTACCAATTCATGACAAGCAAAGGGGGCAAAAAAACCCCCCTTACTAAAGACGACTGCGATATAGTTGCGATGGTAGCTATTGATCTGGAGCGTGTTTGGTTTACACCAGTAGAAAAATTACGCAACAGCATAAGCAAAAGAAAAACAATAGGCAGTTTTACTGAAGGTATAACGGAAGAAACATGGCGAGAGACTATGTTTTTCTTTGAGTCTGAATAGCTCCAACTATTTCTATTTTACACACCTCACAGACAGCAGGCTCTTTGTCATAGTCTACTGCTGTACGACAGCGAGGGCATTGCCCCGTGTCTATAAGCTTTTGTATAGGCCCCTTTTCCTTCATGCTGCTGACCCAATACCAGACCTCACTTCATCTGCGTACCGGTCTTGATATGCGTCATAGACAAGCTTTGCGATTTGCTGACTAACCTTGCGGTGTTCATCAGTAGAAATCTTAACGAGTTTTTTGTGTGTGTTAATGTCTACAGCAACTGACTTGTATTGCTTTGGATCGGCCATTATAATGCTCCCATAAGTTAACAACAGTGGGCATATATTAGCATGTTTAAGGGTTATCGCAAGTATAATAAATATGGCGCAAAGAAGACGCAGTTCATGGGATTTACATTCAAATCTCGTATAGCCCCGGAGCGTTGGGGGCAGTTAACCGCTATGGAACGCGCCGGGGCTATACGAGATTTAGAGAGACAAATAAAGTATGACATAGTTGTAAACGGTGAAAAGATTTGTAGGTACATTGCAGACTTCAGATACAAAGAAGTTGAGGAAGACGGCTCCACAAAAGAAATTGTTGAAGATGCAAAGGGTGTGGAAACCGCTGATTTCAAACTAAAAAAGAAGCTCATGAAAGCCGTACACGGTATTGAGATAAAATTATCTAAGAAAAATAGTTGACAATCCTTTTGAGGTTTCCTAAATATAAATCGTGGAAGCAACTAAACGAAAGGAGGGCAACATGCTTAACGCTCCAGCCCCATTTATTCCTAACGATATTACGCCAGTATATGAGCGGCGTAATGATGTTATGCAAAAGATTAGTGACCTTCAAAAAGAACTAAAGGTCATTAACAATTCTCTTATCCAACAATTTGAAGATCAGGCTCGTCAGTACCTTGCTGATAAAGGTAAAGACTTTGGGCAAGCAACGCTCAAGGCTGATGGGTTCAAGATTACCCTCGACTTTCGCAAGAAGGTTGATTGGGATCAGGATCAGTTGATCTCTGCTCTTGATGCGATGGATGGAGATACAGCGAAGCATTATGCTTCTGTAAAGGTCTCTGTTTCAGAGGCCAAATTCCAACAAGCCCCACCAGAAATCAAAGCGGCTCTGTCAGAGTGTCGTACTGTTCTTCTGCAAGGCACATCCGTAAATATTGAGGTTGATAATGCTTAAAATTATTTCAGCAGAAGAGCGGCTTGCCGAAAAGCGCGGTCACAAGATTGTGATCGCGGGTAAGTCAGGGGTGGGCAAGACCAGTCTTGTCCGCACCCTAAACACTGACACAACACTCTTTATGGACTTAGAAGCAGGTGATGCTGCTATCGAAGGTGTAAAGGTTGATGTGTTACGTCCAAAGACATGGCAGGACTGCCGTGACTTTGCTTGCTTCTTGGGCGGACCCAACGAAGCACTAAACGATGATGCGCCGTACAGTAAGGCACACTATCAGTATGTGTGTTCTATCTACGGCGATCCAGATCAGACGCTGGCTAAGTACGATACGATCTTTGTTGATAGTATCACAGTAGCTGGCCGTCTTTGCTTTAGTCATTGCCAAAATCAGCCAGAGTCTCGCTCTGAGCGTTCTGGGAAGCTGGACACTCGTGCAGTCTACGGAATGCAGGGGCGTGAGATGATGGCTTGGCTAACGCACCTACAGCATATCCGTGATAAGAACGTGATCTTTGTCGGTATCCTTGACGAGAGAACTGATGATTATGGACGTAATGAATACTCCCTTCAGATTGAGGGCAGTAAGACTGGGCGCGAATTGCCCGGCATCGTTGATGAGGTTTTGACGATGACAACATTGACAAGCGATGAAGGCAATCAGTTCCGTGCCTTTGTTTGTCAGACTCTAAACAAGTGGAACTATCCAGCTAAAGACCGCAGTGGTCGGTTGGATTTAATTGAAGAGCCACACTTGGGCAAGCTTCTTGAAAAGATGTCTGGTGGGGTAGCACAGGTTGACAGGCCAATGGCATTCGTCAATCCAAATGAAGTGGTTATTGCAGAAGGAGAAGAAAGCAATGCTTAACCTAAACAACGTACCTGCTCAAGAGTATGATAACACATCCTTTGAGTTAATTCCTGATGGCACAGTCGCTCGTGGCTTTGTTAAACTATCTGGTGGCGACATTGATCTGCCAGAGTTTGGCGCGGGTAACTTCTTTAAGTCGTCACAGTCAACAAGCGCCAAGTGGTTGCCGATTGAAGTAACCATTGCTGGTGGTGATTTTGATAAGCGTAAGGTGTGGCACAACATCTTTGTCGATGGCAACAAGCTTTCAGAGCGTGGCATTCCAGTTGCCAAAGAGATTGGTTTGCGCACTCTAAAGAGTATGATTGACAGTGCGTTTAATCTGTCAGCCAAGGATGAGTCACCGCAAGCACAAGCTGCTCGTAGCCTTAACGGTGTTGGTGATCTGAATGGTCTTAGCATCTGCTTTGTAATCGGTATCGAAAAAGGTACCAATGGTTACGAAGACAAGAACAAGATCAAAGCTGTTCTTACCGCTGATGCCAAGGGCTTTATCGCCGCTGGTGCCGCACCTGTACAGGCTCCTGTTGCACAAGCACCTGCTTATGCTCCGCCGGTACAACAAGCCGCTGCACCACAACAACAAGGTGGTGTTACGCCATCTTGGGCGCAATAGGAGGTCACGATGTTGGGAAGCATTTTTAGAGCCATCTTTGGCATTCAAGAAACAGCAACACAAGCAGTCGAGTCAAACTATCCTCGTTACTGCGAGAAGCTGAAAACAATTCTTGAAAGTGGAAAGCCTTACACAATCTCCGAACTGCAAGTTAAGTTGGGTAAGCGTAAGGGTACTGTCTATCATGAGATGAGCGAACTGCGCGGTGGCGGTTTGGTAATCAAAAAGCAGTACGACAAATCAATCTCTGCAAACAAATATCGGATCGCAGAATGATCTTGCGGGGATACCAAGAGGCGGCTATCAATGCCGCCTCTGACGCTTTAGATAAGCACGGCAATACACTTGTCGTGGCTCCTACAGGTGCCGGAAAGACAATCATGCTTTCCGCGCTTGTGGGTAAGCGTTATAACAAAAATAATAACATTCTAATTTTGCAGCATCGTGATGAGCTGGTTTCACAAAACTCCACAAAATTTCACAAAGTAAATTCTTCCCTGACTAGCAGTATGTACAATGCTACAGAAAAAGACTGGTCAGGCGATGCTACATTCGCAATGGTTCAGACGCTCTCCCGCGAAAACAATCTGGCGACTATGCCAAAGATTGACATGATCGTGGTCGATGAGGCGCACCACACTGTAGCCGACACATATCAACGTATCATTAAGGCCGCAAAGGAGGCCAATGAGGGCGTTCAAGTGGTTGGCTTTACGGCTACACCTAACCGTGGCGACAAGAAGGGCTTGCGCGGCATATTCAACAATTGCAGTCACCAAATCGAAATCTCTACGCTGATCAATGAAGGGTTTCTGGTAAGGCCAAAAACATATGTCATTGACGTTGGTGTGCAAGATGAGTTGCGCAATGTACGAAAGACCATTGCCGACTTTGATATGGATCAGGTCGAAAAGATTATGAACCGCCGCGCCATCAACCAGAAGGTTGTTGATGAGTGGATGGACAAGGCGCATGACAGAAAGACAATCGTGTTCTGTTCTACAATCAAACACGCACAAGATTTGTGTGAAGAGTTTGCTGATGCTGGCGTTGTCGCTGCAACAGTCACTGGCGATACGCCAAAAGATGAGCGAGAAGAAATTCTAAATGATCTGGCTCATGGTGATATGCAGGTCGTGGTTAATGTTGCAGTGCTTACCGAAGGCTTTGATGCGCCGCCTGTATCTTGCGTTATCCTGACACGCCCCTGCTCATATAAAGCCACAATGGTGCAAATGATTGGGCGGGGCTTGCGCACAGTTGATGTTGATGAGTTTCCAGATGTGGTCAAAACAAATTGCATCGTTATGGACTTTGGCACATCAGTTCTAACGCACGGCTCGCTTGATGACGCTGTTGATCTTGACGGCAGCGCAGGTAAGTCTGGCGGTGATGCACCAATTAAAGTCTGCCCGGAATGCGACTCAGAGGTTCCGCTTAGTGTTCGTGAATGCCCTATCTGTGGGCATGAGTTTGAAGGGCAGAATACAGAAGCCCTTGAGCATTTTGAATTAACAGAGGTCGATCTAATGGAACGCTCGCCGTTTCGCTGGATTGATTTGTTTGGAACAGGTTCGTGTTGGGCAGCAACAGGGTTTAACGGCTTTGCTATTGTAGCCGATTTAGGCCACATTTCTGCCGCAGTTGTTAAAAGAAATCAAGGCAGGGTAAGGCTGGTTAGTGTTGGCACGTTACGCCAGGCTATGGCGGCGGCTGACGATTTTTTGCGAACCAATGAGGATGGAGATAGTGCAAAGAAAACAAAGCGCTGGCTCAATGATAGAGTTAGCGAAAAACAAAGAGATAAGTTAAATCGTCACGGTGTTCATGTGGGGGCATTCGACTTCTCGTGGACTAAGTACAAGGCAGCGTGTATGCTGAATTATGTCTGGAACAAGCAGTTTATTGACGGAACAATCCAAAACATAATTCAGAAAGAAAGAGCATGAACCGTGGAAATCTTCAGGTTACATTGAATTTAGCTGATGATAGTGAGATAGAAATATCTTGCTTCATCCAAGTGAAAGATCCTAATGATGGTGAGGAGGTTCATGATAAGGTCATGGACGCGATCAGTGATTATATAGAGCAATACGATAATATTCTTGTGGATGGCGATGCCGAAATATATTTTGGCGACTCCATCATGTATATGATTGCGTTTGGTCGCATGGAAGGAGAAGACGAAACATGGGGAATAGCAACAGCGGAGGGAACAATAACTCTCCACTAAAAACAATCGGGAAATTGTTCGCAAATATCGGGTGGGAAAAACGCCTTTGCGATCTTAATGAAGATGAAATCGTGGCTATCGCCGTGGTTTTTCAAGCTATAGAAGGGTTAGAAGATGTCTATACTCAGCAATACCTTACGGAAGTTTACATCAGATATGGAGGCGGCAGATTCTGCATTGAAACAGCAGAGGACATCCCATTCTGATGTTGCCGACTACATCATTAAAGAGCTAGATCGGGGGATTAAAGAGAAAGAATATCATGCCCCGAAGCGAAGGTATCTAGGGGCATCTTCCCTTGGGGATCCTTGCGCTCGCAAGCTACAGTACCGGTATATGGGGCAGGAGAAAGACGAAGATAAAGGCTTTCCTGCTCAGACACTGCGCACGTTTGCGCTTGGTCATAGCATCGAAGATATGATGATATTGATCTTTCGTGACGCTGGGTTTGATTTGCGCACGGAGCTGAAAGGCGAACAATTTGCTTTTGATACAGCAGATGGTGAGGTTCGGGGCCATGTTGACGGGATTATTGTCAGCGGCCCGTTAAATCTAGGGTATCCAATGCTGTGGGAGTGTAAGTCAGCATCGGATAAGAAGTTTAAGGAATTTGTTCGTAATGGTGTCGCGGTGGCTAACCCTGTCTACGCAGCACAGGTGGGATTGTACCAAGCATATATGGATTGCGCCGAGCATCCCTGCTGCTTTACTGTGTTGAATAAAAACACAAGTGAGATATATATTGAGCTTGTTCCGTTCAATGCGGAGCTTGCGCAGGCTACTAGCGATAAGGCTGTAAACATAATAAAAGCGACAAGAGCAGAAGAGCTTTTGCCGCGTGTCGCACAGAATAATGATTATTATGGTTGCAAGTGGTGCGAATTTCGTAATACTTGCTGGGCTGAATAAAAGAAAGGGGACAGTCCAGAAAACTGCCCCCTCCGAGGTAACAATGCTTAACAGGAATCAATATAATGAGTGTAATTAGGTTTGGCAATACTACATCTAGTATTTCGGCAAATAATTTAGTCGAAGAAATTTCACGCCGCGTACCGAAAAGCGAACAAATTCGCATCCTACGGGATACGTTTCCTGCTGGTCGTGTCGCAGGCAACACGTTTTATCTTGGGTCTTTGCTGGGTGATCCTGGTCAATCCATGAAAATTAACATTGATCCACACTCTTCAAACTTCATGAAGGGTCAGGACTTTAACGGTGGTGTCGGGATTGGCGGCATCGTAAAGATCTTAATGGAAGCTCGCGGCATGAAGCTCGGTGAGATCAAAGAAATGTTCGGGACTTATCTTGACCATAATGCGCCGCAAATTGTTCGGGATAACGGACCTGTAGAAAATCCTTTTCAGGCGGCAAAGCAACAGTTCAATGCCAACACTCCGTTTGATGCTGAGTATGTATATACGAATGCTGATGGCGAAGTGCTTGTATCTGTACGGCGCTATAACGTCAAGGACATGGCTGGCAATCCTGTTCTAAATACAAACGGTAAGCCAAAGAAAGAGTTCCGTCCGTTCATTGAGGGATCACCATATTCAAAGTTCCCCGATATCAGGCCGCTGTACAACATCCCTAACGTGATGGCATCACGCCGCGTAATCTGGGTCGAAGGCGAGAAGTGTGCTGATGCTCTGAATAACGAGGGACACACGGCAACCTGTACAATCGGCGGGTCTGGTGCGCTGACAAAGAGGACGGCTGCACAATATGATTTCTCCCCGCTTCAGGGTAAGGAGTTGATCCTATGGCCTGACAATGACACTGCTGGCAAGAAGCTGGCCGATCTTATTCAGGATCTGGCAATTGCTGCTGGTGCGCGGTCTGTCACTATGCTCACACCACCGATGGGTAAGCCTGATGGTTGGGATGCGTCTGACGCTATTTCTGAAGGCTTTGATATTCAGGATTTCTTGCAGTCGAAGGCGAAGCCAACAAAGGTTTCTATCAATCTGCTGGATGATACATTTTCTGCCTCGCGGTTTTCTGGTGATGCCCCAGTGCAGAAGTTTCTGATTGATGGCACGTTTCCGCTTGGGGTTCCGATTATCTTTTCTGCTGCGGGTGACGCTGGTAAGGGCATGATGACGCTGGATATGGGAATGAAGATCGCATCGGGCAAGCCAATGACCAACGCATTTGGTGGTCTGGTTAAAGAGTTCGGGAACGTGGTGATCTTCACAGCGGAGGATGACGAGGGTGAGATGCACCGCCGGATTGATCGGCTTGATCCATTTCAGGAGCGTATGAATTACGCCTATGACCTGAAGGTTGTGCCATTGCCGAATGTCGGGGGCGTGTTCCCTATCTTGACGGGAGTTAATGGTGAGTTCAGCACGAGTCAGGAGTTTGAAAAGATTTACGAACAAATCTTAAAAATGAAAGACCTGAAGCTCATTGTGTTCGATCCGCTCGCGTCTTTTGTTCATGCTGATGTCAATGCTGATCCTGCTGCGGGTGCGGCTCTTACCGGTCTGCTGGCACAGATTGCAACAGAAACAGGTGCCGCAGTTCTAATGTGTCACCACATGACAAAAGTTAAGGATGACGCTGTAATCAAGACGCCTGAACAAGCTCGCAATCTTATTCGGGGAACCAGTGCGCTTGTGGATGGTGTTAGATCTGCGTTTGCATTATGGCAAGTGGACACTGCTCGGGGTCAAAAAACCTGTGAGAAGCTCGGCGTTCCATATCAGCGAAACACTTGTTTCGATGGCGCTGTTGTGAAGTCCAACGGGCCTGCCAGTAGAAATGTTCGGCATTTTGTCCGTGATCCAAACACGGGTCTGCTGGTGGATAGAACCGAACAAATTGAAGCGCTAGACTCTGGCTCTGCTCGGGAAGCGAAGCTCGATGCGATGTGTGACTGGATCATTCACTGCGAGCGGCGTGGTATTGCTCTTACACATATGAGTGGCAACAACGCTGTTTCTCGGCGTGTAGAGGATGCTGATGCTCCTGAAGTGTTGCAGGGTCTTAGCAAAACAATTCTTGAAAGATATGTTCGGGAATTGCAGCAGGCCAGACGTATTGATAAGTTCCAGTTGACCGCTACAGGTGGTAAAATCTGGCTCGGGGCAATTGATGGGCCTATGGCTCGGGGTGAATATGAAGCAGTAACAGGTAGAGATAATGTCTGATATTAAAGATTTGTTCGGGGAGTTTTCTACCCCGTTTAAAAAGCTAGAGATGAAAAAGCTCGCTGACCGAATGGAGGAAGTTCGGCGGAAGCAGCGGAAAATGCACATTACGAAGAATTGTTCGGATTGTGAGTCCGAGCAGGCCTGGTATAGCAGCGATCACGGTTTAACTTGGCAGTGCCATACACATAAGAAGGATTGATAATGAAAAGAGCGGAAGTATTAGACACAGCGAAGGGCTATGTAACACAAGATCGTGCAGCAGATCACGGGGACATGGAGGACAATTTTAAAAACATCGAAAGCTTTTGGTATTTGTGGGACAGCATCAAGCCGGATGATTTGCCTATCGGGATGGACACAGCAGTAAAGATGACTCTGCTGAAGATTGCTAGGATAGCGTCTAACCCGAATCACGAGGATAACTGGGTTGACGGTTGCGGATATCTTGCCTGCGGCGGAGAGCTGGCCGGGAAGTAACACGAACAATTTTACGGGTTTTCGATATGCCAAAAACAAAAAATAGATACCAGAACATAGACGAGAGATCGTGGGGAAGTTTAGAAGCTCATGACAAAGCGCAGCGCGATCTTAATGTAAAGGGCTGGAAGAAAAACTCCGAGATGTTGCCGGATAATGCTTTTGCCGATGATGTTCCTGATAATCTTGATCGTGATGGATACATATCCAGAAGCGTAACCCATGTTGCAAGCAAGAGCGTGTTGGAAGAATAGCAGGGGGTTATTGATGGCGAAGGGCAACCGAAGAGAGGTTCAGCAAAGGTCACGGGCTAAACTGCGAGGTCAGGCTAGGGATGCTTTAGGCGGGGGTTGTAAAAATTGTGGTTTTGATGATCACAGGGTGCTAGAATTTGACCATATAGTGCCGGTACTATGGCGAACCAACGAATTAAAAAGAATGAATGGGCAACATAATACTAACGAAATAAATAGAATGGTAAGAAATGGGGAGGATCCGCGCACGGTGTACCAACTTTTATGTGCTAATTGCCATAGAATAAAAACACTAGAAAATCGAGCGCATGAAATACATTATAAACCAAAGAAGGAGAAGGGGCATGAGTTACTTTGAAAAAGCAATAAATTATACAAAACGTGATGAAGAGATTTATCATCAGCGCGAAGTGGAAGGACGCACACTAAAATCTATTGGAGATGAATACGGTTTATCAATAGGTCGGATCAGGGGCATTACGGCAAGGGTACATCGAATGAAGTTTCTGGAAAAAGAAATGGGATCACGGTGGTTAAACCCTAAAGTAATGGGTGATATCCAGTGGAGTAGTGTTCGCATTGTGAATTGTCTTATCAATGAAGGCGCTATAGGAATGCCGATTGAAGAATTTATAAAAAATTTCAATTACAATAAACTAATGATTACTCCAAATTTTGGCAGAAAGGCCATACAAGAACTTTGTAGAAAATTAGAAGTACACGGATACAAAGATATTGAACATTTGCAAAAACACCAGCCAAACAGCCTGTGTGATAGAATTAGGAGAGCGTAATGCCGAAGGTCGGAGAAGATCTACCAAAGGAACAGCGGCTTGCTGGACACAAAAGATTAACACCACAGCAGCAACAGTTTCTGGATATGTATCTGCACAAGGATATGACACAGACTGAAGCGGCTAGGCAAGCAGGGTACAAAAACCCCACAGTGCAAGCTGTGAGGCTTTTGCGTAACCCAGTCGTAGCAGAACGCCTACAGGAGATGCGACTGGAGACACAGGCCAGATTTGGCGTAACGATCGACAAATCTATTCGGGATCTAAAGAAGATCAGGGATCAGGCGTGGGAAATGGGCAAATTCAGCGATGCGTTGAGAGCAGAGGAGTTGCGTTTGAAGGCAGCGGGACTACTTATCAACAAGCAGCACGTTGTCAAAGAGGAGATTACAGCGAACACAAAGCAGGATATTGCGAACAAATTGGCGGACTTTAAGCGTTTGGCTGAGTCCCGTATGGTGAACGTAACACCAGATGTGGGGATTATTGAGCATGACCCACAAGATATAGCGGAAGATAGCGAATAACCCAGATATTCCCATAAAACACCCCGTGCGGGGGGAGGGGGCGGCGACCATCGGGCTTTCCGGGCCTATACCAGTAGAATTGTTCGGGTTCGGGGTCATCGGGCTGCTGCTCGGGGCATCGGGATCGGGGTTTGATCGGGGTCGGGCTTGACATCGGGGCTGAATCGGGGTCATCCTATCCCCTCCTCCCTTGGAAACTACCCCCGGTGGCCCCGTGCTGCCGGGGCTTTTTGCTCGGGAATAGTACAATTGTTCGGGATCGGGGCCACTGCCCAGTTGCTACAGAGTTGTT